AGAAGATTTTAATACACGGTTTTTTTACCCTGTAGTAAAAAATACATTCAATCATCTCATGCCTGGTGGTATATACGCTCTAAACATACCAACAGATATGTATGATGACATCAAATCGATTCTGGGAGAGGCCTCCATCATCACGCCATTAACATTTTCTAAGCGAAATGTAGGACAATATAAAGAATACATTTATATTTGGAAAAAGATTAATATGTAAGTATATGGTAAATATCAAAAAAGATATAGTAAATATCTTTTTTATCTCTTTTTGATTAATTTTTGTAATGATTATCATACCTGCAGAGTTTTTTAATTTAATTATTCATCGTCAACCACGAGACTAACCAGCCCATTACCTCACGGACATTAAAGTCCTTCTTTCCGTCCTTACTTACACCGACCTGTCCGTCAGAGCATTCAACGACGATGTTGTAGGAATGCTCTCCATTGTTGTGAATCTTCTCAAAACGAAGGAGACTGCCGATGACCTCGCTCATAACAATGGGGTCGTCCGTCGCAGTCACATGGAGAGCAAGGAGAATCTTTGTGTCCGCTGGCTTATCACAGTTTCTCAACGTAGCAATCGCAAAAGGATTGTGTTCGCAAGTGAAGTCTGCAGGTTGAGGGTTCTTGGAGTTATTCTTTGAGGGCATTGGTGCTTGTGATTGGTGCTTGTGATTGACTTATCTGTTTGTTCTTTTTAATTTTCATTTTTATAAAATCAATTTTTATTTTTTGATTAATTTTTGTAATGATTACCATTTACTATAGGTGTTTTTCTTTTTTTCGTTCTTCGTTAAGAATCCGCACTTGGGATTCTGCTTTTTCTCGTGTAGTGCAGCGGGCATGAACTCGTCCTGTAACCGTATTAACCACTTTGTATCCATCTACGTTGCGAATCTTTCGTATCGTAAATGGCATTTATATTATAAAAAGATATTCTTTTTATATAGATATGTTACACGTCAAGATTGACATGAATGTGGGTTTATCAGGACCATTGGACTTTGATGAGGACACCATACTTAGGTCTTGCATCTTTTACTGGGGAGAGTATAACCCAAATTATCCATTAAATGATCGAGGACTGTATTGTGAAGGATTCAATAAGCAATTGGAGTTTCGTGATATTCCTGTTCGAGAAATCAATTGGGTGATAAACGAATTACGGAAATTAAATCTTGACAAATGAATATGGCACGACAGGATTATTATCAGAAGAACAAAGAGCGTATTAAGGAGCAGAATCGGTTGAATTATCATAAGAAGAAGGATGACCCAGATCACTACCAGAAACTGTTAGAACGCAATCAACAGTATTATGAAAAGAAGGGGAGAAAGGAAGGCGAGTATAAACCGTTACCACCATTAACAGATGAGGAAAGAAAGCGTGATGAAAAGCAAATGTATGAGATCATGGCATGGATTAAAGAGATCAACCAGAATGATAAACATGAGCAAAATAAAAACTTTATGTATTATTAAGAATGTCATTAGATCACGTATTCAAAGCACATGACAGCGATGCAGTTTCTAAAAATGATCCGTTTCTTAAAAACACCAAGGGATCTATCATGATTATCAGCGGAAAGAAGCGTTCTGGCAAATCCACCCTTTGGTTATCCATGCTAGGCGAGAAAAAGATATTTAAAGGCTATTTTGGCAACATCTTCCTAATAAGTCCATCACAAGAGGACAAGACCACGGGGTTACGAAAGGAATTGGATCAGGATGGGAAATACTACAAGGAGTTGAATGAACCAAACATCAAAGCAATTCTTGATTATATTAAACAGGAGCAACAAGCACAAAAAATGAAAGAACAGAAACTCAAGAAGAAACTGCCCCCTATCTATAACTGTTTGATTCTTGATGATGTGGTTGCAGATCTTCCAAGGACATTCAAGAAGAATATCATTACCTCCCTATTCCTCAATCACCGCCATTATAACATGACGATTTTCTGTATCACGCAGTCGTATAAGTCCATTGCGCCAACGTTGCGAAAACAAGCCGATCTGTTATATCTGTTTCCGACAGCAAATCTAAAAGAGAAAGAGGCACTTCAGGAAGATTGGGATATTCCAGATGAGATCTTTGAAGAGGCATTTGATGATGAGAGCGATCATCCCTTTTTGACAGTGAATCTAGTGGGATCGAAACCCGTGTATTTTAGAAAGATGAACAAAATCTAAAAAAATAAAATAAGTATAGTAAGTAAATGCCTATCGCTCAGTTTCTTATTACATGGGACGATCTCGTTAACAATGCCAATGAAAGTCAGTATGGTATGACGGTAAATGCGATCACAGGTGCCTCTACGTCATACAACAATGTTGCCACATTGATTCGCCCATTGGGATTGGTCGCTGGAAAATACCGAGTCCGTGTCGATGGATTTGAAGCATTCTCTGGCTATTACAACAATACGAGTTACAATCAAAACCCCCAGACGATTCAAATCAATTCCAGTCGTTTCGCATTTCGTGCAGGTGGCACACCAGGACTCGTTTTCGCGAATAATGGTTGGGGCCAAATTAACACGATCAAAGGACATCGTGAGTTTGAAATGAATTACCCAGGAGGAAACATTGATTTATCCATTAGTGTCAATCAGTATGGAACCAATATCAATGCGGGAGTGAATGCTGTGGCACCTCCTTACATCATTGACAAGACGGCTACGTGGACTTCTGCAGCATTCGCCTATTGTATTTTGACGCTGAACTTTGAAGACGCCAATTCATCAGCCACATACGGATTGGTTGGTGGTGCTTTCAAGTAAATCACGGTTTCACGTTATATTATCATTTTTTAACCAAATGATAATAGAATTACATTATTATTTCACTATCGTTTTACCTCCATTATACCATCCTCCTTAAAAGCGACTAGTTGGTCATACACAACAATGACCGTATTGAGATATGTGGGGTTAGTCGCTCCATAGCCAACCAATTGTATGTTGACATTTGTCGCTGGCAAACCCGAAAAAATGGAAGACTCATCATCAAAATTTGTGGCGTCGAAAGCGACCATGTAGAAGTTCGTGCACCACGTGGGGACAGAGGAAGAAGCCCATGTAGATGGTGAAGCGTAAATGATGCTTCCCTGTAAGTTGTGGTGAAGAGCCTGTTTCAACATGGCCAACGTCATGACAGGAGTATCAATGATAGATGAGTTAACGACATTACCATCCAAATACAACTGGGCATTGACGCCAGATCCACCCCAGTAAATACCGTTGGTGGCTGCAGCGTCGGCTGTATCACGGGCATACTGAACCGATGTAGTGGACGAATAGGAAGCACCGTTGGAGGGGAGGACGAAGACGGCGCGGAGCGAAGAAGCATTGAGACCGAGGGTATACGAGGTGAGGACGGAAGCAGGGACTTGGACGTTCAACTGAGAAGTGATGGGCATGATAAAAGGGGATGACTTGATATGCATACGCTGGGCGGCAATGAACTCCTGAGGCAATTCAACGGCCTGGTAAATGAGGTAGGTATTGCTAACCGTGTAATCCGTAATCGTAGCAGTGGCACCACGGAAGATGGTTCGGGCAATAGAATTTAAATCGCATTGTAAAGTGAGCGGCGATGCCATCAAAAAATTGGGGAAATCAATGGTAGGACTATTAAAAACACTCAAGGGGAGAGGCAAGACCAGATCAATTTGAGCGGAGGTCCCAGCCGTATTGTATTGCCAAGCAGCACCGCAACCCAATAGATTTTGACCGTCAAGACCCAACCAGTTGGCATTGGAATTGTGAAGCAACATCAAGTTCATGTAATCCGCTGCATAATTGGTTTGTTCAATGATAGCCGAGGATGATCCATACAACGAAAGACGAGACATGAAGGCATACCCGTTACCGTATTGAGGATTGAAGGGAAAGGCGGATTGAGTGACACCAGGACCCTGGAAACCAATAGAGTGAGCGGCGTCTGCACCAGTCAAATTTGTGCCGGTAACTGTCACACGGCAGCGCAAGGCCATAGTTCCACGAGAAATAGAATAGTTGCTCGGGGGGACTTGAAACAAGATGAGACCTCCACTGGTTTGACTTTGGCTGGTGGAGGAGAGTTGGAACAACCTGTTGCGAGCCTTGATGGATTGAGCGGAAGCGCATGATTTGAGGGAATTGGGGACATCGACGGTCATGTAATTGTGGACTTCGCCGTTGAGCGCAGAGAAGTGGGACGACATTTGATAATACTAGAGATAATTTTTTAATTTTTTTACTTTCGATCGTTGTAATAATTTGAGTAATCCATTTTTTGTATCGCCTCTGCAGATTTTCCTGAAGCGACCGATGTAATTCCATGGGGTTCAATTTGTTTGAATCGTCTGCCGTAATTAAACTGAGCGGATTTCTCAAGAGCAAAAGGCGTATCCATCATGCCAGGGAAGATGGAAGCGTTATACATTTTTTTGTCGCTAACGACACCATGAATAACACCACCTGTTGCGTATTTGGTAGGAATAAAGTTGTGAGCATTAAAATCACCGCCTTTGGGCATCATCCATGTAAATGGGTAAAACTTGGTATTGGAACCTGATCCAAAATGAGCCATTTATGATATCACAAGATTATTTTTCTTCTTTTGCTGCCATTTGATTTGCTTCTTTGGCATCAAGGATTTCTTTCTCTAATTTTTCTTTCTTGTTAATCAATTCGCGTAAGAGTTGATCTCGTTCTTCCAATAAGGAGTGTGGCATTTCAAGAGGAGCGAGTTCAACTTTGTCTCGGTAGGCATTATTGGGTTTAATGGAGACTTCATCAATTTGAACCATGATGCCATAATTGACCCCCTGCATATCCAGTGTGAAAGTAGTGGACAAGTTGTCGCTCAAATAGAGATTCAGTTCGGTGATTTCTTTATTGGTGATGAGTGCTTTGTAATCATTACGATAGTAAATGATACTGTTGGGCAATGTCGTCACGGGTATTTTAGCGAGAATATCACTATTGGCATAAAGTGCGACAACCGCTTCGGTATTCGTTTGAAACTTGAGCGTGTCACTGCGTAAATAGACCGATGTAATTGGATTAACCATGACTTTATTCGGTGAGACCAGAATGATGCTTGTGCCAAACGTTTGATTCACTTGAGGGAATCCATTCATAATACCGAGGACATACGCTTTACTAAACTGCAGCGTGATGGTTACGGTATAACTAATCCCAGAGGATGACATGGTCATGGTAGTCTTACCCGTTTGAGCGAGATACGTAAATACAAAGTTGTTTGCGGTAAGAGTGGATCCAGGGAGATTAAGTTGAATGTTGGCGACGAGAGAGGTAACCAATTGGGCTTGTAACTGAGTGATGTTGTAATTGCCGATCGGGATATTCATCGTGGTGCTGGTGAATGTATGCCCTCCGCCATTCGTATCGGTATAGGTATAGGGGAGATTGTAGTTGGAGGTATTGACTTGAGAGAAGGAATAGGGTAATTCAATCATGGGGGTGGAGATGAGAAAGCGATTATTGGCATTGGTTAATGTGATAGGACATGTCGTTAAGAAAAACGTGCAATTATTAGAATTGCCAACATTTGCTTCGCGAGTATTCAAATATAAGGAATAACTCTTGATAATTTCCATTTATTATTATAACACTAGATAATAATATGGCATCTACCAACGGATTAAAAAATTGATTCTTCTTTTAATAAAAAATAACTTAAAAATATTCTCATATATATAATAAAATGGAACCGTCCGAGGAAACCGTTGTAACCCATCCCTACCGCAAGTTGAAGAATTTGACTCCTGAAGAGAAAAAGGAGCATCGCCGCTCTCAGTTACGGGCTTCTCAATTACGATACCGCGAGAAGAATGGTCTTATTAAACCAAAGGAGACCGATGAGGATAAACTTGCAACGCGAAAGGAGAAAGTCCCCTTAACGTATACAGTAGAATATAAGCGACAATATTACCGAGACTATTACGAGAAGAACAAGGCGAAACTGTTAGCACGGTCAAAGGAGTTCGTCATGAAGAAAAAGCAACAACAAGAGATAAAACTTGCGAAAATGAGAGAGAAAATGAGAGGCCTCCATCATTACGCCATTGACATTTTATTAACATTAGGACAATATAAAGAATAC